GACATCCCGTTTTAAGTAGCCTTGGCAGGGTAGGTCTTGGGGAAGATCTGCCCTGCTTCTTTCACAACAGGAGCCAAGCATGTCACTAGCACAAAGAATGCTAGCGGCCTTCGAGGGATCGAAGGTTGCACACGGCACGACCAAGGTCGGTAAGGTTGGACGCAACGGCAAGGCCGAGGCTGACAGTCGCATTGTCCGAGAGCCGTTAACACAGAAGATCATGCAAGGACATATTGATGGTGAGCAGGGGATCGGTGCGATCCCAATCAACGATGACAACAAGTGCCGCTGGGGTGCGTTGGATATAGACATCTACGATCTAGACCAGAACGAACTCCAGGCTCGGATACAGAAGATGAAACTTCCCTTGTTGCATTGCCGTTCCAAGTCGGGCGGAGCCCATCTGTATTTGTTCCTTGAAGAGTATGAGCAGGCCAGCGTGGTCCGAGAGTATCTGCTAGAGATGGCAGTAGCCCTGGGCCACAGTGGCTGCGAGATATTTCCAAAGCAGGACACGATCCTGTCTGAGCGCGGGGATGTAGGGAACTTCATCAACCTGCCGTACTTCGATGCAGAGTTGCCACTGCGGTACTGCTTCGACGAGAAGGTACAGTCCATGGAGCTTGAGGCTTTCTTGGACGCCATCGACAGCAAGTCCACTGCACTCTCTTCACTTGAGAAGCTGCGGACCAAGAAGCAGCGTAAGCAGTTCAGCGATGGGCCACCATGCTTGCAGCATATGTTTGCCGATGGGCCTGTGGCTGATGACCGGAACAAGAAGCTATTTAATTGTGGTGTCTACTGCCGCTTGAAGCACCCAGACGATTGGGTGCAGCAGTTTGAGACAATGAACCAGCAGTTGTTTACTACGCCCCTCGATGCCAAAGAAGTTCTGACGTTACAAAAGAGCTTGGACAAGAAGTCTTACTTCTACACCTGTGAACAGGAGCCCTTCAAGAGTTACTGCGACAAAGAACTGTGCATGTCTCGGAAGTTCGGTGTCGGTGATTCGGAGGTTGCGTCCATAGCGGTAGGAGGATTGCTCGTGCAGCTGTCTGAGCCGCGCCTGTATTTCTTGACGGTATCTGGGCAGCGTGTGCAGTTAAACTCAGAGCAGCTGCAGAACCAGACCCTGTTCCAACGTGCGTGTATGGAGCAGATCCAAGTCGTGCCTCCTATACAGAAGCCTCGGGTCTGGCAGAACTTATTGCAACGGCTAATGGCGGAGTCCACCAAGCAAGAGGTTCCAGAAGAGTTAACCTTGACGGGTGAGTTCAAGGACCTGCTTCGCATCTACTGCACCAGCCAGATCAGGGCGATGCACCCAGAGGAACTAATGAGCGGGAAGCCTTGGACAGACAACGAGGGGTTCACCTCGTTTACCATAGCAGGGCTGATGGAGTTCTTGCACAACCGCCGCTTCAAGGCGTTCACTAGGGCCCAGATCCAAGAGATATTGAAACAACTAAACGGCAACAAAGAATGCCACGGGCATAAAGCTATCAACAAAGCAGACGGTTCAAGGTCCACGATCCGAGTATGGTGGGTCCCTGCTTTCGAGAACATAGACGTATCACTGCCTGTCGAGGAGATTAACAATGACATCCCTTTCTAAGATGATGAAGGCCAAGGATGTGGCGGAGTGGCTCGGTGTTTCAGAGTCCGCCATATACAAGTGGGTGGGTGACGGCGACTTTCCCAAGCCCTACAAGCTAGGCAATGCTGACGCACAACGTGCCGCCAGCCGCTGGGACCGCAATGAGATCAAGGCATGGTTGGAGAAACGGAGAAGCGGAGAAGAGTCATGAGAAATGATGACTTTAACCTCAAGATAACTGTTCGCAATGGGCGTCTATTGAAAGCCATACGAGAAAGTTACGAGTCTGTTGCCGATCTAGCGAGGAGAATGAATAGATGTCCATCAAGTGTAAACAGTCTTGTTACTATGAAGCAGGTTCCGACTAACCAACACGGCTGGACAGAACTAGCTTTGGACGTTTCTGCGATGGTTGGAAAAGATCCAGAAGATCTTTGGCCGGAGCACATGCGTGAGATCAAGTTAAAGAAATCGTCTGCAGAGGTTCTTTTAGATTTAGATAGTGTAAAGAATATTTTTTCTAACGGTTCCGCGGAGAAAAACTTGTCTCAAATAAGAGCACTTAACCAGTTTTCTGAGCGTCTTACACCGCGAGAAAAACAGGTAATCAATCGCAGGTTTCACGAGAGGCAGAGCCTCGAAGAGGTAGCCAAGGTCTTCAATGTAACAAGAGAACGCTTGCGTCAAATAGAGGCGAAGGCGCTTCGAAAGATGCGGTTGAGAGCCTTACAGTTGGGTTACGCCTCGGATGATCGTCACGACTATCCGTTTGAACCGTGGTCCACGGGGCAAAAAGCCAGAGATTTATTGGAGGATTAAATGATAACTAATGCTACTTTAATCCTTGGTCCACCTGGCTGCGGTAAGACGTACACTTTGATCGAGCGGGTTGAGGCCAAGCTGCAAGAGGGTGTGCATCCCTCTCGTATAGGCGTGGTGTCGTTTACAACCAAGGCGATTGGTGAGTTCGTTGAGCGGGCTACCACTAAGTTCAACCTGACTAAGAACGACTTCCCGCATTTCAGAACGCTACATGCTACGGGCTACCATGGTCTGGGCCTTGAGCGTGGGGACGTTATGAGCGGCGAGGACTACAAGGTTCTGGGGCAGATGCTGGGCTTGGAGTTCAAGGGCGCTGACTCTACGTCCATGGATGACGGGATTTCTGTCCCTGCGATGGGAGGATCGGGGTCCAAGTACCTGCAACTGGTTATGCGGGCGGTCTATCGTGAGGCGACATTGGACTATGAGTATAACTACGAAGAGGATTACTCGCTGAACTTCTCCAAGCTGGTGCAGATCTCTCAGCAATTGGCGGAGTACAAGTCCAAGAAGAACAAGGTGGACTTTACTGACATGATCTCCAACTACATAGACATTGCGGAGACACCGCACTTGGACATGCTGATTGTGGATGAGGCCCAGGATCTGACGCCGTTACAGTGGACCATGGTCGAGAAGATGTCGAAGACTGCGACCGAGGTTCTGATCGCGGGGGACGATGACCAAGCTATCCACCGCTGGACCTCCGTAGACATCCGCAGGTTCACGACAAGCACAGACAGGACAGAAGTACTGAACCAGTCCTACCGCCTACCACGGAGCGTCTGGGAGCTTGCCATGCGTATCTCTGATCGTATTCCTGGGCGGCTGGAGAAAGAGTTCTACCCTAGAGAGGAAGAGGGCAGCGTCCGTACAGTGGGAGCACTGTGGCACCTACCCTTGAACCAAGGATCGTGGACCATCCAAGCGCGAATCAACAAGTACGTCAACGATATCGCGGAGCAGTTGGAACAGGATGGTTACTTCTACAGCCGGAAGGGGCGGTGGTCTGTGAGCCAGAAGAAGATTGAGGCCATGGAAGTGTGGCGTGACTTGGTGGACGGTCAGGCTATTGGCATCGGCAGGGTGCGCAAGTTGTACGAGGCTGTCCCTAAGATGGGGGCGTTCGCAGCGGTGCGGCGCGGGGCTACGACTCTGCTTGATGCTGCGGGGTCCGAGGACCTGTTGACCTATGACATGCTGGTTAAAGAGTTTGGCTTGATTGCACCAAGGGACACACATCCCATGGACGTGATCAAGATGTCGGAGGAAGAGAAGATCTACATCCGTGCCATCGAGCGGCGAGGCGAGAACATTTACCGAGAGCCGAGGATCAAGATCTCAACTATCCATGCTATGAAGGGAGGAGAGGACGACAACGTGGCAGTTTACTTAGGGTCAACTAAGAACTGCGTTGAAGGGAAACATCCGGAGGATGAGCATAGGATCTTTTATGTTGCGGTCACCCGCACCAAGCAGAACCTTTACTTAATCGAGTCGGACAAATCATACAGGTACGAGATATGAAACGAGATGAAGTGTTAGCCACCGCAGAAGAGTATATTAACGGTCAGAGGGCCGAGGACTACGGGGATGCATACGACAACTTTGGGCGCATTGCCGAGGGCTGGAATACAATTATCCGCAACGCCATGACAACCCACGGGTACGTCACGCCGCAGCATGTTGCGTTGATGATGGACTGGGTGAAGACAGCGCGTCTGCTTAACGACATCCGTCACGATGATTCATGGATCGATAAGTGTGGTTACAGCGCATTGGGCGGCGAGTTCACTGAGCGGGAGAAGACAATATCAAAACGGCTGGATAAGATACTGGGTAAGTCCAATGGGTAGTGGTTTCACAAAAGACAGCATCATCGCTGCGCAGATGAACCAAGCAAAGGAACTGGCTTGGAACATCCCGACAGAGTTCCCTGACCTGACGCACCACAAGCAGATAGCCGTGGACCTTGAGACATGTGACCCGAACCTGATGACACTGGGCCCAGGATGGGTGCGCAAGGACGGGTTTGTAGTGGGCATCGCTGTAGCTGCGGGCGACTGGGAGGGGTACTTCCCTATCCGCCATGCCAACGGGCACAACATGGACGCGAGGATCGCGCTCAAGTGGCTGCAGAAGCAGATGGCAACGCCGCACATCGACAAGATATTTCACAACGCGACCTACGATGTGGGCTGGCTACGCGCCGAGGGCATCAAGGTCGAGGGTCGGATCATCGATACTATGATTACGGGTGCGGTGGTTGACGAGAACCGTTTCTCCTACAGCCTCAACAACCTTGGTCGGGACTATCTAGACGAGCGTAAGGACGAGAAGCTACTGCGCGTGGCTGCGGCTGAGTGGGGCTTCGATCCCAAGGCTGAGATGTACAAGCTGCCGCCTGAGTTTGTTGGACGCTACGCCGAGCAGGATGCAGGGATGACCTTGCGCCTGTGGGAGAGACTCAAGATCGAGCTAGAACAACAGGACCTCTGGAACATATGGGACCTAGAGACCAGCCTCATTCCTATGATGTGCGATATGCGTCAGCTTGGTGTGCGGGTTGACCTAGACAAGGCGGAACAAGCCAAGGGCTACTTCAAGAAGAAGAGCAAGGAGATCAAAGACGAGATCTACCGCCAGACCAAGATCAAGGTAGAGCCTTGGGCAGCGGCCTCTGTGGCTACAGTCTTTGACGAACTAGGTTTGGTCTATCCAACCTCCGATGACGCACAGGGGGACCTTCTCCGTAAGTCTGGGGTGCCTTCCTTTACCAAGCAGTGGCTCAGTGCCAACTCGCACCCAGTTGCACAGATGATTGTGAAGCTGCGGGAGTTCGATAAGGCCGAGACTAGCTTCATCGATTCCATTCTCAAGCACGAGCACAAGGGCCGCATCCATTGCGAGTTCCACCAGCTGCGCTCTGATGGCGGGGGCACGGTGACCGGTAGATTCTCTTCGTCCAACCCAAACCTCCAGCAGATCCCGGCTCGGGACCCAGAGATCAAGAAGCTGATCCGCGGCCTGTTCCTTCCGGAAGAGGGGACCAAGTGGGGATCGTTCGACTACTCAAGCCAAGAGCCAAGGTTACTGGTTCACTTTGCAGCAAGCCTGAAGGGGGACAACAAGCACCCCATCGTCGATAACATCGTCGAAGAGTACAACACAGGTGACGTTGACCTGCACCAGATGGTGGCGGACTTGGCAGGGATCACCCGCAAGGAGGCAAAGGTCGTGAACCTCGGCATCATGTACGGCATGGGTAAGGGCAAGCTCGGGGATCAACTAGGTATAAGTACTGAGGAAGCGGGCGACCTATTGCAGAAGCACCAAGACAAAGTTCCGTTCGTTAAGAACTTGGCTAACCTAGCTAGCAGGCAGGCCGACAAGACAGGACAGATCCGGACTCTGCTTGGTCGGCGCTGCAGGTTCAACATGTGGGAGCCGCGGACCTTTGGGTACAAGAAACCGATGGTATATGAGGAGGCCATCAAGGAGTACGGCCAGCCTCTCAGAAGAGCCTTTACTTACAAGGCGTTAAACAAACTGATCCAAGGTTCAGCTGCGGATCAAACCAAGAAGGCGATGGCTGACTGCTATGCAGATGGACTTTTGCCTATGCTCACCGTCCATGATGAACTATGCTTCTCAGTAGAGAGTGACGAACAGTCGAAGCGCATCAAGGACATTATGGAAAATGGACTGTCTGATGTCTTGAAGGTTCCCTCCAAGGTAGACGATGAACTCAAGGATAATTGGGGAGAGATCGAATGAAACTTGATAAGATGAAAACTGTTAGCCTACGCGACATGCACCCTATGCAGGTGCAGCAATTGATGGAACTGGTTGGACTAACTCTGAACCTTGCTGCCAACACCCGAAACCAAGACGTTATAGATGACACCGAGGCATTCTGTGATGAACTGGTCAAGATGTTTGGAGGGGTGGGCGTCTCAATGACAATCGAGATTGACCCAGGCCCTAACCCAAACGATTCGCAATCTGTGCATTAGCCGCTGCGCTGAACGGATCATCCCCCAACAGAGCAGGGTTCACGGGCCCAGGAGCACGAGCCGTAGTCACCGGAAGCGTTGGCTGCGGTAAGCTGCCTTGGCGCTGTGGAGGGTTAGGAGAA